TCTACTGGTGAGGAAAACCTTATGGCTAAGGTTAGGTATATGGCTAAAGCTATGGATTGCAAATGGATTGTGTTGGATCACCTATCAATCGTTGTCTCCGCACAGGATAACGGTGACGAGAGAAAGGCGATAGACTCAATCATGACCAACCTACGGACTTTAGTTCAGGAGTTAGGTATAGGGTTATTCCTTGTATCACACCTTAAACGATCTAGCGGTCAGTCACACGAAGAGGGAGGAAGAGTTAGCCTGTCTGAACTACGAGGTAGTCAGTCGATAGCTCAACTCTCAGACATCGTGATCGGTCTTGAGCGTGATCAACAGTGTGAGGATGAAGAGATCAGGAACACAACAGTAGTGAGGGTACTGAAGAACAGATACACTGGCTTGACAGGGCCAGCGTGTTACCTCTTCTACGATAAATTTACAGGACGTATGAAAGAAGTTCCTAAACCAGTAGAGGTAGTAGACAATGATTTCTGAATCAGACGTAATAGAGATGCCGGTGACCACGCCAATCATGACTACAGCACACGCTAAGTCAGTAGAGATGGGTATACTCCACAAATCCATAACTGGCGGTGAAGGAAACTTAGCTGGGTTTATCGGTGAAGGGTTAGTGCATCAATACCTTCTAGACAATGGTGGTATAGTTAGTTGGGAGAACACCTACGAGTACGACATGATCCTGAATGGTGAAGTACGAATAGACGTTAAGACTAAACGCACCAGCGTTAAGCCTAAGATGCACTACGATTGTTCAGTGAGTAGCGGGAAGAAGCAGGACTGTGACATCTACGTATTCACTAGAGTTAAGAATGATTTCAGTGTTGGGTGGTTGTTGGGTTACATGCCAGCTAAAGAGTATTTTGAAGTTGCAAACTTTATGGAGAAGGGTACAATTGACCCTTCAAATGGATGGAAAGTGTCGAAGGATTGCTATAACCTTCCTATCGACGAACTGAGGAATATGAATGAACTTACCACAGAAGATATTGGTACTGGACATAGAGACTGATGGACTCAAACCTACAGTCATCTGGTGTTGTGCGGCGAGTAATGGAGAAGTGTATTACGATGCTATTTCTTTTAACGCTTTTATCCGTGATCTGGATACTGAAACGACACTTGTCGCACACAACGGGTTAGCTTATGACTTCCCTGTTCTAGAGAGGCTGTGGGGTGCAGACTTATCCAACTTCCCTAAGATGGACACGCTGGTACTATCGAGGCTGGCTAACCCATCACGGGAAGGTGGACATAGTTTGAAGTCATGGGGTGTAGAGTTAGGCTTTCCAAAAGGTGACTACAATGATTGGTCACACCTAAACGATGAGATGGTGTCTTACTGTAAGCAGGATGTAGCTGTCAATGAGAAGCTATTCAGTAAACTTAAGATTGAGTTAGCTCACTTCAAGGGTGACTGTGTTGACCTAGAGCATCAGGTACAGTCAATCATTGTTGATCAAATAAACAACGGTTGGCAGCTAGATGAGCGATATGCTTATGACTTAGTTGCTACCTTAAAGGAGAGAGTATATGAACTTGAAGCAGAAGTACATGCAGTGTTTCTACCACTGCCAACTTTCATATCTGAGGTTACACCAAAGGTTAAGAAGGACGGTACGTTCAGTGTCGTTGGTCTTAAGTTTCTCGGAGATAGTTGGGTTGATGTTGGTGGCCGGTTTAGTCGGGTGGACTATCCAATCTTTAACTTAGGTTCAAGACAGCAGATAGGTAGGTGGTTACAACACTTTGGGTGGGAGCCTACGGCATTGACTGACGCAGGTATTAAATGCTTAGAACTGATAGAAGAAAACCAAAAAACTCGTGACGTTGAACTAGCAGACTTTGAGCTTGACAAGAAATTAGGCAAGTACATCAAGGTTGACGAGACTATACTTGCCGGTGTTGAGGACATACCACAGGCTCAGTTAATCTCTGAGTACTTGACTGTACAGAAGAGAATAGCATTGGTCAGTAGCTGGATCGAAGCAGTAGATTCAGACACAGGCAGGGTTCACGGTTACGTCAACAGCAATGGTGCAGTAACTGGTAGGATGACACACAGTAAGCCTAATGTAGCGCAGGTTCCCAGTAGTCACTCACCCTATGGTGTTGAGAGCCGTAGCTGCTGGATAGCTGCTGAAGGTTACTCACTGGTCGGTATGGACGCAAGCGGATTAGAGCTTAGGATGTTAGCTCACTATATGGACGATGAGAAGTACACCTCTGAGATCCTTGATGGTGACATACACACAGCCAATATGATTGCTGCTGGTCTTACCGATAGATCACAGGCTAAGACATTCATCTATGCTTACTTGTACGGTGCAGGCGATGAGAAGATAGGCTCTATTGTAGGCGGTGGTAGGGCAGAAGGTGCGGAGCTTAAGGCTAAGTTCCTTGAGAATACTCCAGCATTGGCTGTGTTGAGGGCTGACGTAGAGAAACAGGCTATTAAGGGTAACATAGAAGGTCTGGATGGTAGAAGATTGATGATCCGATCTAGCCACGCAGCCCTGAATACCTTGCTACAGTCAGCGGGTGCCGTAGTGATGAAGAAGGCATTGACATTGCTAGATCATTATGCTAAACTATGGGGTATAAGGTATAGGTTTGTAGGTAACATCCACGATGAGATACAGACAGAAGTAGAGATTGGAAAAGAGGATGTATTTGGTAGATTAGCTGTATCTTGTATACAAGCGGCTGGAACTTACTTCAACTTAAACTGTCCACTGGATGGTGAATATAAGGCAGGAAAGTCATGGGCATCGACACACTAGTAGAAGACATCTATAAATTAGTATCAACTAAAGAAGTAGGAGAGCATATTGACCTTGATGACGCGATTGAGAACTTTGGTGAGAACATTAAAGGGCTTATGCGTACAGAGTTTGGGGTACTTAAGGGCAGGGACAGCAGAAAGCTACGCCTATCGGCCATTGGAAGAACAGACAAGTACCTCTGGAATTCCTACAACGATACAGCAGGTGAAGAGCTTGAACCCCACACCTACATTAAATTCTTATACGGACACGTCATCGAAGAGCTACTCCTGTTTCTTACAAAAGCTTCAGGACATGAAGTAACGTGTGAACAGAAGACCTGCCATGTAGCGGATATCAGGGGCAGTATGGACTGTAAGATTGATGGCGTAGTAACAGACGTTAAGTCTACCAGCTCATACGGCTATAAGAAGTTTAAGGATGGTACTCTTGCACAAGACGATCCATTCGGATATATTGGACAGATCAAAGCATACGCTCACTCAGAGAAACAAACTAAGTACGGCTGGCTTGCGATGGATAAACAGAATGGTCATCTTGCTTACTTGCTGTACGATGAAGAAGACAAAGACCACCCAATGTTTAAGTATTTAGATTACGATATAGTAGAGAGAGTAGAACACGTTAAGAAGATGGTTATGGGGCCAGAGCCTAAAGAACATTGTTACGCCACAGTCCCAGACGGGAAGTCAGGCAATACAAAGTTAGCTATGGGTTGCTCCTACTGTCAATACAAAGAACATTGCTACCCAAACCTACGGACATTTGCCTACGCCTACGGGCCTAAGTATTTAGTCGATGTAGTTAAACTACCACGCGTAGAAGAGACAATACCAGATGAGTTCTAAACGCCCAGTAAAGAAGAAGAGAAAGAGTATCGGTAAGTATCGTTCTGGATTAGAGAAGAAGTTTGCAGACGCATTACCATCTAAATTTATGGACTACGAACCATACGATGTACCTTACACTACATTCAGGAACTACAAACCAGACTTTGTCTATAAGGATATTGTACTGATTGAATGTAAGGGATTCTTCAGGGTAGGTGATACACAAAAGTACAAAGCAATTCGAGACATGATGAATGCAGCAGATACTGAAGCATCACAATACGCAGAATTAATCTTTGTACTGTCTAACCCTCACACTAAAGTGAGAAAGGGTGGTAAAATAACAATGGGACAGTGGTGTGTAAAAGAAGGATTTAAACACTACACTTTAGATAACACAGATGAGTTGATTGATTATGTCACTGACATTTATTGAACTTAAACAAAGAATAATACAGGAGTATGATCCAGAGCTTCTGTGTGATATACTACAAGTTACCACCGAAGAGCTTGTCGATGCACTGGAAGATAAGATACTGGACAACATTGAAATATTTGAGGAGTTAGACGACAATGAGTAAACTAAATGACGCATTAGAAAGCGAATGGGATTCAGCAGCATGGCGAGCTAGTTATGCGATCCATCAGAAAGAGCTTACCTTCGGTGATCACGTTGCAGCAAAGGCTATGAATAGACAAGTAGGAGGCTCACACTATAAAGATATGGCTATCCAACCTGTAGACTTCTGCATTCAAAATAAGCTGGGCTTTTGTGAAGGTAATGTGGTAAAGTATGTTTGTAGGTATAAGAATAAAGGATTAGCCGCTGATCTACAGAAAGCTAAACACTACATTGAACTGCTGCTGGAGGGTTTAGAATGAAAGTAATTGAAGGTAATTTTGGTAAAGGTACAGTACCAGACGATCTGACGGAAAAACTATCAATTAAAGAAGTTTTTCAAAGGTTAGCCGACGAAGATGGTATAAACAATTTTCATGGAGCTGTAGGGTTCGCTATGAGAGAGGATGGGTTATCTGTCTTCTCTACCAACATGACGATACACGAAGTCTACATGCACCTTGATTTATTAAAGGATTATTTGAGGAATGGTTACGATGAATTTCAATGAGTATCAAGCGGTAGCTGAATCATTTGCAGACTACGAACACATCTTCTACCCACACGCAAGCCTAATGATAGAGGCTGCTGAGTTAGCTGACTTGTTCGCTAAACCTATCCTTCGAGGAGATGAGAAACAGATCAATAGAGATGACATCATATCTGAAGCAGGTGATGTCTTGTGGAATCTTGCAGTTCTATTGAAGAGAAGTAACATACAACTAGAAGAAGTAGCTCAGTACAACATAGAAAAACTAACTGGTCGTGCAGAGCGTGGAACTATACGAGGTGATGGAGGCAATAGATAATGAAACAAACTGAACTAGATTTGTTTAATGGTACAGAAGAAGATCAAGAGTTAAGAAAAATAGTTATGGAAAGGTTAAGTTACGATAGTCGTACTGGAATATTCAAATGGGAGATTAGGGCTTCCTCGCATGTCCCAAAAGGCTCGAGAGCAGGAGCTTTACATAAACAAACCGGATACGTCAGAATAAAAATATTAGGGCGCTCATATAGGGCGCACAGGCTGGCGTGGCTAATTGTGTACGGTAGTTTTCCACCTGATCAGATCGACCATATTAACGGTATCAGACACGACAACCGTATTAGTAATTTAAGGGCTGTCACTCATGCAGAAAACAATCG